AAAACCCTGCGCCACCTCTACGCCACCGAAGCATCCGCACTCGCCGGGGCGCGCGCCGCCTTCGCCCGCATCCGCCGCGGCCTGGCCGAGTTTTCCATTTCGCTGGCGACAGGCCGCCCCGACCTTTATCCAGAAACACCGGTGACCGTGCAGGGATTCAAGGCGGAAATCGACGCCGAAAGCTGGCTGATTGTCGAAGTCGCCCACCGGCTGGGCGACAGCGGCTACACCTGTTCGCTGAAACTGGAAGCACGGCTGAAAGAAGAACGCGCGGGAGAGGAGGCGGAGGGCAAAGGGAAAAACGGGCAGGCATAACAAAGGCCGTCTGAACATTCAGACGGCCTGCCAAACAACGGACGGCGTCAGCTTCCTTTCCGTGCGGCGGCAATGGCCGCATCCAAGCGCGCCATTGCTTCGTCATGCGGCATGGCGGGGCGGCTGTCGGACAGGTTGCGCGCCACTTTGCGGTTCAGCCATTCGGTATAACGCGCATCCTCCCTCTCGTCTTCAAACAGCGCAATCCGTGCCTTGCTTGAATGCAAAGACCGCCTGAAACCTATTTTGTCATTCGTCATGATAATCGTCCAACGCCATGATTAAATCCGCGCCTGCTTTTTTTACCGCATAGACAAGCGGATCGGCAGGAGAAGCGGGAACGCGAGATGCCGATTGGAAACTACCGCCGCTGACGGCGGTGCGCAGGCGGATTAGGCTGCTGTTCAAATCTTGGGATATTTTGCCGCAAAGCCTGCCCAGACGGTGCAGGTCAAACAGGATTTCCTGTGCCGCCGCTTCGCTGCCTGCGGCTTGGGAAAGATAGTAGGCTACGGCTGCGGCTGTGATTTTTTCCGTAAGGGCGGCGGCCGTTTCAATACGTTTGCTTTTGCGCTCGCTGATGCGCTTTGTCTTTTCCCGCCGCGACAAAAACGCCCAACCGGCAATCGTCAGTGCGGCGGGCGTCAAAGGCAGGATATAGACGTAAAACCAGTTGTCAGGCTGGTTCATTTGGCGGCCTCGCGCATATAGCCTTTGATTTCGTCAACCAAAGCAGGCTCTTCATCGGAAACCAATTCGATGCGCTTGAGCAGATCGGACAGCGGCCATTCCTGCAGGCGTACCAAGCCGCCGAAAGCCTCTTCCAAAAATGACGAACCGTAACCCATCGCGCCGTCGAGAACAATCCGTACTTTGTCCGCCTGACGCAAAGCAGGCAGCAGATTGCCCTTTAAAAAGTGTTCGCCGGAATAAGGGCCGTCCGTCAGATAGCGTCCGGCAGGAAAGGCGGAAAAGTCACGGGCGACATTTACAATCATTATATTGTCCTTCATAAGATAGCCTCCTTGTCGGGTAAAGGAATGCTCCAAGAAATCATGGTGCCTGAAATAGCGTTTTTTTTGTCAGACAAAGCATGGGTAAATTCCTGCGGCCTGCCTTTTTTCGGCATCCGGCGGTACACGCCGCCGCCGCTGTATATCGTTACTTTTGCCGAATTATTGCCGATTTCGTCCAAAAAAAACAACCATCTGTTTCAGCCCTTTACCGCGATGGGGCAGCAAGAAAATCAAAACGCTGCGCCATCTGTACGACAGCGAGAAAAGGGCTTGGAACGGGGCACGGGCGGCATTCAGACGGCTGCAACGCGGGGCGGCCCAGTTTTCAATCCGCCTTGCGGCCGGACGGCCGGATATGTCGCCGGAGACGCCGGTCAGCGTTAAGGGATTCAAGCCCGAAATCGACGGCGAAAAATGGCTGGTAACGGAGGTTTCGCACCGTTTGGACAGCGGCGGCTATGTGTGCAGCCTGAATTTGGAGGCACTGCCGGACTTGGAGGGCGGGTGAATCATTTTGTTGGAGCCGCCGAAATGATAAGGCCGTCTGAAAGGTTTCAGACGGCCTTATCAAAATTTCAGCTTACATGGCGATAAACTTAAGGGAATTTCCATTTGCCACAACATCCCCCACTACAAGTCTCACCCAAATTTTATCCCCAACCGATACGGGAAGATGATCCAAACTATGATGCACCAATCCGCTGAATACTTCAGGATTTTCCAATACTGCGGGCGCATTGCCGACAGATGGCATTTCGAATACTGACAAAACATCGGCATCCCTAAGAATCTCCAAGCGCAAAGGCGCAAAACTCAAATCCTTTCTAGAAGTCGGAATCTCGAAAGTCAGACAAAGATTTAATTGAGCCAATACAAAATCACGCGACGGCAGCGGGCAGACCCCCGGATAAATGCCAATCAGACTGTAACGGAAATCGTCCGCATGGCGGATAATACTATCGCAATAGTGGATATGCAGTGATACAGGCATCATGATTTGAGTCCCTCCACAAAATCCCATTGACGGTCAAAAGCCGCCCGTACATCAAGAGGGCCGATACCGAAAACTGCAGCTAGCTTATCGACTGTATCATTACTCAAAGTGCAGCGGTTGTTTTCAATGCGCGAAAGATAAGACTGTTTCAGACCCGTTTTTTCAGCAAGTGAGGATTGCGTCAAACCATGTTTCAGACGCAGCGATGCAAACGTCGCTCCAGCAGTATCCGCATCAAGTCTTGCAGCAAGCTTTTTGCCTGCCCTATCCATCGCAGCAGCACGGCGCGGATTTTTGCGGACACGTTCCACATAGCAGCAAGCATCTGACGCATCAGAAAGCGGCAAGACCTGCTTGCCTGCAACCAATACCGCCGAAGCTCTGACAGTCGATGCAGCGGCAGGCACGGAAAAAGACTCCGCCGAAGCCGTAAACAGACAGACCGCCCCGAAGGCAGTCCAATTTTCAATATTCGATTTTTGCATAGTCATTTTGGATTCTCCGCATAATCGGATGATCGGGCTGATAATCAAAGCCCTCGGATTTGTCGGCAACCGCCAAAATATAGATTTTCCGGATAAACGTCCGGTTCGGCTGCATCTCATTTCGAATGCAGTACAAAATACGCAGCGAAAGCGCAGATTCCTCATCGAGCCGTAGCCGCATCACGCGTATATTCGCCCGCCACAACACAGCCACCCGTTTGCATTCCATACCCAAAAGCCCGATGGGCTGATCGTAATCGCGGCAGTAGTTTTCAGAAAAGAGTTTGTCAAAAAGCGCAGGCGTATCATCGATAAGCGCAATCACATTATCGATATAACCGACCGCCTCCTCCTTACTCTCGAAAAGACGTTCCAAATCCGCTTCCGCATGATCGTGAACAATAAGTTGCATATTATATCTTTTTAGTTATATCCCGCAAGTGGCCACCCCGCCACTCGTCTCAAAATACCGACAAATACCAAATTAAAACGTACACCCTTATCAGAAAGGTCGTCTGAAAAATTCAGACGACCTTCAAACTGTTTATTAACGTGTTCGCGTCAAACTTTTGACAAATCTCTAATGACTGATTTCATCAAATTTGACGCCGCGGTTTGTAGTTCTTCCGCATCAAACTTTTGGTTATCAGTTGCCGCGATATGAAAATCTATCCAAGCATCACTGAACTCGTTTGATGTAGAAATACCAAAATCCTTATATATTTGATTTACGTTGTCACGGATACGTTGGGATAAAAATTTCATCAATATCAGTTTTTTCGCCGTAATGGATACAGAAAGACACTCTTTCAGACGGGTTTCAATTTCATCTATAGTAAGTTGTTTTTGCTGTTTCCTTTTTTCCTGCTCCTCTTCTTGTTTTTCTTTTTTACGTCTGAATCGATTATATATATGAGAAGCAAAGAATCCGACAATGGCGCAACCGATGTTAAACAGCTTTTCGATGTCATCAAGTTCCACGCCAAAAAATGTCATGATGACAGCCCAAGCCGTTTGTTTTCGTCACGCGCCAATTCGATGATGCGGCGGATAAGCTTCGGGTAGTAGCCGTCATCGGGGAGTACGACCAATTTATCCAGTACCTCTTCATAGGTAAAGCCGTCTTCTTTGATTAAGTTGACAAATGCACCGCCCAAGAAGGCAGAATCGGGAACGTCGCGCAATTTGGAAAAATCTACGGTAACTTTGTCGTACTTCCGAAAAGCATCGGTAAGAAAGGCTGTACGGAAAGCATTACCGTTGCTGGTCGGATTATCTTCATAGGTTCTACCCCAAGGGTCGTCTGAAAAATCTAAAATATCGATTACTACTGTTTCCATGTTCAAATTTCCTGTGTATCAGATAGGTGTAGTGTCCATTCTACCAAAGTACCGTTTAATGATGTAGTGGCTAGTGAAGCAGAAATGTCGCCTTTCCAGCCTTGAATCAAGCCCTTCCCGGAATAGATAAAAAAGCCGGAACCATCAAAACGGCGCAAGATTTCCACCAGTTTATGCAAGCCGTTGCCCCGCCCGCCACCGCGAAATCGGGAAACACCTTCCTTAAGAGCGTCATCCATAAAATGGCTTTCGTCTTTGATCCAGTCGTCTGAAAATAAATTGGAGTAGCCTTCTGTGTGACGGGATAAGGAGCTAGGTATTCCGACGCCCAAATCATAAACCAATACATTCAAAGAGATGCCGTTTGGGGATTGCCAAAGCCAAAACATCTGCCACCATGCTTTGTCTGCATAATGGTTGAAGCTGCCATTGCGGCCATTGCTACCCGGAGATGTCGGGTAGGCGTGATTTTTCACGTTAAGTAAAATTTCGCTGAATGCCGTTCTTGAATAAGAAAAGAAATTCTGCAACATTTCCGCACGTTCAGGGATTATCTTAATCAGTTTGCGTTCTTCCTCCGTCATTTTGTCCAAGATTTCACGTCTCAAGCCGATATAGTTGTCGGAGCAGCCAAATCTGAAAAGACGGCTGTCATTTACAAAATTATTACCCGCCTTTAGTGCAGAAAGAAGCCCTGTTTTAATGAAAAATTTGCGGTAAATCGGAGATTTTTTACACAGAAAATTAAAACATCCGTTATTTTCCTTGCTTCTCTGAATCATATTAACATGGGCAAACAAAGCTAAAGCGGCGGCGGCTGTAATCTTTTCTGTGTCAGAAAAATCGATAGTCAGAACATCTGCAGACGTATAAAGCTGTCTGAAAAAAGAAGCAGTTTCAGCAGCATTAAAGTATAGACAAAGCAGGGATGGCGCTCGTATGGTCAAGAATCCCGTCATTCAAACACCCCTCCAACCTGTGTATCTGTCTGCTATGCGATAGCCGCCATGAGCTGCCGCCATAACAAACGAAATCAAAAACATAATCTCATATCCATCTTAAAAAAATCCCCTCCCCTCAAAATCCCGACAAATGCCAAGCCCCGCGCACGCGGCCGCAGATGGTCAGTTTTTCCAGCTTGTCGCCTTCGACGGTTTCGGTGCGGTATCGCGGGTTGTCGCTGATGACGAGCAGGCCGCCGCCGACGGAGGCTTGCAGGCGTTTGGCTTTGAGGCCGTCGGCGAAAGAGAGCAGGTAGACGCCCTCGCCCTCGAACCAGCGGACGGAGGTATCGACGAAGAGCACGTCGCCGTCTTCGATGGTGCCCTGCATGGAATCGCCGCGCGCGGTGATGACTTGGATGCGGGAGAGGTTGCCGCCGAGTTTTTCGCGCGCCCACGCCTTATCGACGTGGACGTAATCGACGACTTCCGCCGTTTCGTTGTTGACGTATCCGTTGCCCAGCGAGGCGATGACGTCCAGCCGCTCGAAACGGATGCGGTCGTCGGCAAGGCCGTCTGAAAGGTTTTCAGACGGCCTATACATTTCTGAATCTTTCCTATACTTATTCCCTAAACCATCTGCAAGCCATCGTGTAGAAAAGTTTGTCTTTTTCTCAAATGCTAATAGCGGCTTTTTACCTAAGCCGGTTTGTCCACTGAACCACTGTCCGACAAGACCTTTTGAAACACCTGCAAAGTCTGCTAAGTCCTGTTGAGTAATTAGACCGTAGTCATTCATCAATTCTTGAAGTCTGTCTTTCAAGTCCATCACAAAAATCCCAGCTAAAAAATTCCTAGCAAAAACAACGATTATTTAGAATTCTAAACTATTAGTTGTTTAGTATGCTTGACTAGATAAGTTTAGAATTGTATAGTTCACTAAACTTTAAAAAGGAAACAAAAATGAAAACAGAGCAGCAAGTCAAGTTCATTAAAGAATTGGGAGGCGTGTCAGCGGTTGCAGAAATCTGCGGAATAACTCGAGGAGCCGTTTCCCAATGGCAGAAAAACGGTATTCCGAAAGCCCAAATGAATTTTCTAAAAGCAAAGTTTCCAGTGCAGTACAAACAAATTTCAGACGGCATCAATCCAAACCAAGGAGCAGGACAATGACCGGACAGCAAAAACCGCCTGCCCAAGGCGGACGGTTGAAAAGATGGAAAACGGCTATTGCAGATTGGGCGGCGTACCGGCTGCTTCTGACCTTAGGCCGAATTCACTTTGAAGATGTTCGACCGCCCGAAGCATTTGTTGTGTTGCCTGCGCAGAAAACTGAAGCGCCATTTTCACGCTGCTGTGGTCAGACGCGAACTGATAGTAGGAAACGGATAATGTTTTTGACTCCGCGTCGTAACGAATCTCAAGCGGCGAGTCGATCTGCAAGGGATAAATAACGGTCGAATCCATGTGTTTTCTTTCAGTTAACAGGAAAACGGATTATAGCCGAACGAACATATTTCAGACGGCATCAATCCAAACCAAGGAGCAGCAAAATGAATGTTAATGAAGCGTTCGATGTTTTGGAGAAGTCGGTGATGTATCCGCAACGGGTGCAGGCTTGTGAATGGTTGAATGCGGGCGGTTTTCCGCCCGCCGGGGAGGTCGGCACCGCGCTGGCGGTTATCCCTGCCGGATGGCTGTCCAATCCGCCGCCCGAATGTGTCGTGCAAGCGTTAGCAGCCGCCGGCTTTGGGCTTCATTGGGCATCTCATGCGCCAGATGCTGCGCTGCTGATGCTGCTTCCTCTCGAAGGTCGGGACGATCTTCAAGCAGAGCGGCCAGAAGATGGGCGGTCATGCGGTAATTCTGCGCCTGTTCCCGCCCGATGAGCGGGTCGAGCCCGACTGTCCCGATGGCTTCTTCATAGCTGTTTTGAGACATTTTTTTACTCCGTTGCAGGTTACTGGAAATGACATTGTAACGGGGCAATGGCAAAGCGGAAAGACGCTTGACCCGCCGGACAGACGGCCTACCAACCTAAACGGAGCAGAAAAATGAAACTGAAGAAATGGCAGAAACGCGCGCTGAAAAGCGGCATCGTTACCGTGCAGGACTGGGAAAGGCTGAAGGAACAGACCTACCAGGCCGGCGCAGAAATGGCGGCACACGCCGAAAAGCACGGCGGCATCGGGGCGGTAAACCGCAAAATCATGAAGGCGTTGAAGCGGCTGAACCGTTTGCGTTTCGGGCGGATTCCGCAAGAAAACCGTCCGAAACGCGAGCTGAAAACGAGGCTGAAGGATTTGGATTAAATTATATCGGCTTCGGCCCTACCTTTCCCCCAACCAAGGAGCAACAAAATGACCGAACAGGAAATCAAGGCGGTATTGACGGCGCAGGCCCATATCCGGGCAAGGAAAAGAGCCGTGATCCATATGGCTTTAGGCGAAATGGAAGCCGCACTGGAAAGAAGCGGGGTGTTTATTCGCGAGGACGTGTGGGCAGGATATTGCCGTCAAAGTCTTGCAATGCTGCTTCCGCAAGACTGCGCTGAAGATCCGAAGGGCCGTGTTGCCACAATCGCCAAAGTTCTTGCCGAAAATCCGCAATACCTCGGGGAGTGCGTTCGAGAACCTTCAGGGCAACGTCCAGAGCAAACATCGCCTCCGCCTTCTGATGCATCTGGAAATACAGTTCGCCGTCGTCGCGGACTTCTTCGATGCCGTCTGATTCTTCGGTGTACAGATGGTCGAGAACCTCTTGAACTTGAGGTTTCAGGTAGTCGTTAAGTTCCATAAGCAGTGTCTCCGTCGAGTGATGTATGAAATTCGATTTTAACGGAAAAAACCAATCCCAACCGAGGAGCAAGAAAATGCAACACCAACACAATATGACATGCGCGGCCGACTACTACGACGCCGAATTGATCGAGGCCGAACGCCTTAAATTCGAGGCATGGATAGAGGGGCGCGGCGACGGCGAATGGCTAAAAAGCGGGGCGGATTGCGCCGTTCCGCGAGACTACAAGTGTGTAGCCACCCAGTCGGCGTGGGAGGCGTGGCTGGCACGGGCGGCGTAGCCGGCGGACGTGCCGCCGGTCATCGGCGAGGTGTGTGTATCTTAGCCTTGCCTTTGACGGCGCGTAACCAAGAAATATCAGGGGGATTTATGGATTTAATTAAACGGACGAAAGGGCAAATCCATGAAAAAGAAACAGCTTAAAAAATATCTGCGCCAATATGCCGCCAAGCATGGCATGGCGGCGGTGTGTGCGAAGTCGGCAGCGGTGCATCATCCGCGCCGCCTGCGCAATGCGGCTTTGCAGGAGGCGGCGGATTCAATCCGCCAAGCGGCGCAGGAATTTTATGGTGAGAATGAGGTGCTTAGTACGGCATCCAGCGCACAGACCATTCCAGCAGCTCCCGATAGGCCTGCCGGGCAGCCTGAAGCGATTCGGGACGGCGGGTTACTTCGGAGCAGGTGTATTCCAGAGACTGCGGCAGGCCTTCTTCAAAGTCGAGCAGGCCGTGCTTGTATTCGTCGGACAGCAGAAGCTGCTCCATCAGCATATATGCCAGCGAACGCCATGCGTCTGCGTCTGCCACGTTTGGATTTGCTGCGGTTTTTGGATTCTCCATATGCGCCTCGTTTGATTGAATTGTTGCGACAAAAAAATGAAATCTACTGCGAAATTTCGGCGATTTTAGACGAAGTTTTGGCAAAACGGGAGGAATTCGATGAAATCTGAAATCAACCATGCCGTCCGCGAGATGGCGAAGTCGGTCAGCGGCGGCCATGCGGCAGTCGCGGCGGTGCTGGGATACACCAAGCCCGCTTTGGAAAACCGTTTGTACGAAGTGAAAGGCCAGCGCATCGGCATTGACGAGGCGATGCTGATCCAGCGTATCAGCGGCCGCACGGATTTTGCCGAGGCGGTGGCCTCGGAGAGCGGCGGGGTGTTTGTGCCGCTGCCGGAGGATGTGAGCTGCGCCGCTTTGGCGGAGGAGGAAATCAGCGCGCGTTTTCTGAACATTATGGAGCGCGGCGGGGAGATGGTGCGCAAGTGGCGCGAATCGACCGCCGACGGCGAGGTAACGGCGGCGGAGCTCGCCGCGCTTTTGGCGGTGTTCCGCCGCTGTGTGGCGGAACAGGCGGCCGTGATCGAATTGACGCGGCGTTATTTCTGCCGTGAAGACGGGGACGGCGATGCCGGTTAAAAACCGCAATAAAAACACGGCCGGACGCTTCCGCGTGGCGGTGCACTGCCCCT